TTAAGACAGGTTGGTCGGCAGGATCGCGCGCACGGCGTCGGGCCAGCCCGCGCCGGCATCGCCCTGCGCCACCCATTGCTTCATCGCTTCGATATCCGGCGCCAGGTAGCGATCCTCTTCGACAAAGGCCACGCGCGCACGGATGCGGGCCAGCTCCTGCTCCACCAGCGGCGACGACTTCAGCGGGCGGTGGAACTCGATGCCCTGCGCCGCGGCCATGGCCTCGATGCCGACCACCACCGCGGTGTTGGCGGCCATCTCGCCCAGGCGGCGCGCACCGTAGGTGGCCATCGACACATGGTCTTCCTGGTTGGCCGAGGTCGGCAGGCTGTCGACGCTGGACGGATGCGCCAGCGACTTGTTCTCAGAGGCCAGCGCGGCCGCGGTCACCTGCGCGATCATGAAGCCCGAGTTCAGGCCGCCGTCGCGCACCAGGAACGGCGGCAGGCCCGACAGCCCGGTATCGAGCAGCAGCGCCAGGCGGCGTTCGGAAATCGCGCCGATCTCGGCAATCGCCAGCGCGATGATGTCGGCGGCAAAGGCCACCGGCTCGGCGTGGAAGTTCCCGCCCGAGACCACGTCGCCCTGCGCGGAGAACACCAGCGGGTTGTCCGAGGCGGCATTGGACTCGATCTGCAGGATGCGCGCGGCGTGCTGCAGGTTGTCCAGGCACGCGCCCATCACCTGCGGCTGGCAGCGGATCGAGTACGGGTCCTGCACGCGGCCGCAGGCCTTGTGCGAATCGACGATCTCGCTGCGTCCAGCATCGCGCGCACGGCGCCGGCCACGGCGATCTGGCCGACCTGGCCGCGCGCCGCATGGATGAGGGCGTCGAACGGCCTGACCGAGCCTTGATGGCTTCCAGCGACAGCGCGCCCGCCACCAGCCCGGCGGCAAAGGCGTCTTCAGCGGCGAACAGGCCGGCCAGCGCCAGCGCGGTCGCCCTTGGCGAAGGGCAGCATCACGGCCCGGGCGGCGTCATTGATGCGCTGGCGCAGGACCATTTCGCGATAGGCGTTGTCCTGCAGCAGCTTGACGATCGGCTCGGATTCGAGCGCCAGCGTAGCGGCAACCGCTGCCCGTTGGTCAGCCGGGTAAAGAGAGACGAAGTATGCCTTTCGTTCGGCAAGAATGACTTCAAAGTCGATCGTCTCCACCACATCCGGCGGCGGCAGCTGCGACAGGTCAATGATGCCGCTCATTGGGTGGCCTTTCTCAGGGGAATGGTCAGGGTGCCGGGTGCTCCTGCGCGCGGGCCATCGATTCGCTCACCATCCACGTCGACGGCCAGGGAGCCGTCCGCGCCGACCTCCAGCCGAACGGCGGAGATTCGGGTGCGGGGTTCCCATCGCACGAGCGCTTCCACCGTCGCGGACATGACGCGCAGGCGGGTCGTGCCGTTCAACGGTTGGTCGATCAGCATGGGGACCAGCGAGCCGTAGCCCCGGCGCATCACCCGCGTGCCGATGGGCGTGGTCAGGATGTCGCGCCACGACTGCCGGATGTGCTCAATGTCGGACAGCGCGCGGCCGGTGCTGCAGTTCATGCCGGAGTAGCTCACCGCGTGTCCTCCGTCCAGCTGCCGCCGCGCTGCACGCCACCGTGTCCGTGGTCGTGCAACACCACGCCGTTGGAGGACAGGTTGCCGTCCTGGTGGGTCAGGTCGCCCCGGATGATGTTGCCGTTCTTGCCACCCTGGCCGCAATGCCGTTCTGGTAGGCAAGAAGGCCTTTGACCGTGACATTGCCGTCGAAGGTGGTGTCCGGGCATTTCACGAGCACGCTGGTGGCGGCCTCGACCACGACCGTGCTGATGCCACTGATGGAAAGGGCGCCGGCCGCGTGGTCATACACGGTTCGTGCGCCGTCTGGATACTGGGTGACGGTCTCGGCCGGGCTGTGGCTTGGTACGTTGTGCTGGTCGGATGGGATGCCTGTGAGTACCACCGCGTTGCGCAGGTCGCCGCTGGGGCTCAGGAGCAGGATCTGCTCCCCTTTGGTCGGCGGATTCCAGGTCCGAGTGCCTCCAGCTCGAAGTTCTGCCCACGGCAGCCAGTCGGTGGTGATGCCCCCGGTCTGGACGCGCACGCGGGACGGCGAAGCGTGCTGCACGTCGGCGACGACGCCGATGCGCAGCAGGTTCTCGATCAGGCGGGCGATTTCTGCGAAGTCCATGCCCGTCAGCGTGCCGTGTGCGCGCGAGGCGGTCACGCGTCGAGTGTTGTCTGCCCTGCGGTTACAACGTTCCGTCGCAATGGCAGCGGTGGTTGCCGGGTCGCGCCGCTATCACCATGGCGAGCGGGATGGCGGGCTTCAGGTTCTTGCTCCGGGGATGCTTCAGGTACACGCACGATCGAGGCAAGATGCCCAACTTTACCGCGAATGGGGACGGTTCTTTGGTATGCTGCTCCACAGGAAAAATTGAAGACGAATTATGGCCTCCGAAGAGGAAGACAATCTGAAGGAAGCGGAAGATCAGTGCGTTGTGCACGATCACCCCGTACCGCCGGGAGAGTTGGATCGCTATAAGGCTGACAGCGATCCTCACTCAGAAATGGATATTGCGTCGTATGTTGAAGGGCAAGCCCCGGATGAAACCGTCCAACACGTCGAGCTTATTAAGCGCGAAGTTGTTGTCGGTGACCTTTACGAGATCTGGGACGTAATAACTGACAAAGATCGGTGGTGGGTGATTACAAACCTCACCAATCTGTATTCGCAAAAGCACTTCCCGAGCCTCGACTACACGCTGTCATTTCATATCGGCTTGATGATGCGCCTCAAGAGCCGATCCGGTCGAGTTGATGCCAACGATCCAAGCCCCTTCGATGAAGTGCTCAGGCGCGGCGAGCAAGCGCAAGACAGGCATGATAGCGCCGTTGAGGTAGAGGACTATCAGGCGGTGGGGATGCTTCTTCGCGAGAGTCTAATATCGCTCGTCGGAGCATTGAGGCGGCGTACAGAAATTCCTGCGGACGTAGAGAGGCCACAGGATGCAAATTTTGTTGGCTGGACGGAAGTCCTGATGAATCAGCTTTGCGGCGGCGGCAGTAATAAGGAGCTTCGCCAGCACCTCAAGAACACCGCCAAGGAGACGTGGCAACTCGTCAACTGGCTAACGCACACGAGAAGCGCGAATACGACCGCCTCGTCAATAGCGATTCACTCGTGCCAGACAACGATTGGCCACTTCATCCAAATTTTGGAAAGAAGTCGCACAGACAAGACCGAACAGTGTCCAGTCTGCAGTTCGCGAGATGTGCGCACTCATTACGACAGGCTAATACCGCCCGATGGTGACTACTACTCCAGTTGCGGTGTCTGCGATTGGACTAGTCACCCTGGTCATGCGGATATGGATTAGCAAGGGGAACGAAAGCCATGAGCCACCTTAGATGAACCCCTTCTGAGGGCAATGTGAGTGATGCGGCTATAGGGAGCCGGTTCGATAGCCTTCCATGGCCGCGCAACAGGAAAGTTTGCGCTACGGGGTGATGTACGCCACTGCCAGATCGACTAGCCGCGCGATATCCCCTTCAGAGAAGCCGAGCAGCTCGCGCTGAGCGTACTGCACCTGCAGGCCGGCCTTGTTGACCCTGTCCCTTAGGCCGAACTGATGGACTTTGGTAATGCGCTGCACGCGGCCCAAGAAGGTCACCGCCGCTGCGTTGGCATCTGCTTCGGTCTTGAGAAAGCGAGTAGTGCGCAAGCGTATGAACATGGCGCGGCGCACGCGGCCCGGCTTGTGGCGAAGCTGCGGCTTGCGAGGGACGTAAGGCGTGCCATCCGAATTGTGCTGCTCAGCGATGCGTGCTGCCTGGCGCCGGCGCATGTCGGTCGCCACGGCGCGCAGCAGCGTCCTGCGTGCGGCTGGATCCAGCTTCGCGAGGAAGGCACTGGCCCACGCGGTAAGTTGCTCCAGGTCCTTCATTGCGGGCTGGGCCGCCAGGTGGCGGGATCGTCGTACTCGTTCACCGGTTCGTCGTGGTGCTCGACCAAGTAGCCGGAACCGTCGACCGTGACCGTAACGCGCTCAGTCAGTGGCAGCTTGATCGCCAGGTCGACTGTGCTGTGGTTCAGGATATCCGCTTCGAACTGAAGCCTTGCGCTGCTGGTCGGGGCTGAAGAACACCTCGGGCTGGTGGACGCGAAGCCACGCCAGTACGGGCACCATGATGGCATCGGACGTCTCCGCGAAGTCCACGACGATCATGGTGAGGGTGTATTGGTACTCGAACGACAACGTTCGGGCGCCGGTGACCACCACGCGGCCCTCGTCCACGAAGATATGTAGATTCTCCGGGTTGCGTGCCAGGGCGGGTACTGCCTCGCTGAGCGCCGCGCGCAGACTGGCTGGCTTCTTCATGGCTGGTTGTCGACGCCGACAATGGTCACGCCCTGGTCGCGCAGCAACTGCTGCAGCTCGCTCAGCTGCTCGGCGTTGGCGCGGCTGGTGGTGTAGTTGCCGGTGACGGTACCGGCAACGGCAGAGAGTGCAAGCCCGAGGGGGACGCATCAGTATCTCCGGTATGCGGAACGAGCACGGTGCCGGTGGCGGCGGCGTCGTGCAGGCGCACAAAGCCGACAGGCATAGTGCAGGCGGCATCAGCCTGAGCAGGGACATAGCGGGGGATCTCCTTGATGATGGTGTCGCCCTTGACCTGAATGGTCTGGACTCGGTCCACGTAACGGGTGACAGTCGCAACGGCGGCTTCGGTGCTGTCCAGCTGTATGCGCAGGGAGGCAGACGTTGTCTCGGCGTCGGTGGCGCGCTGCTGGGCGGCACGGTAGTGGCCGGCCAGCCAGGCGCCGCGCCGGCGGCGGAGGCCAGAATCAGGACCGCGACCAGCGCAATGGCAAGGGGTCGGTTCACGCTGCCTCCTTCTCTTCGACCTGGTACCGCGCGAAGGCGCGGGCCAGCTTCACGTCGTAGAGGTTTTCCTTGTAGGCGGGGCCGTTGTAGAGGCGGGCAAAGGTTGCCCATTGGCCGGCCTTGAGCGCACGGTGCAGCGCCGGGTCCGTCAGGAGGAAGCGCACGAAGGCGTCCAGGTGAGCGGCCTCGCTTAGCCGCATGGCGTCGGCAAAGTCCTCCACGGACGCAAAGCCCAGCAGCTCCCAGTGATACCCCATCACCTGGAACAGGCCCCAACTGGCGGAAGCCAGCGCGCAGGCTGAGTCAAGGCGCCAGGCGGCGGCCAGGCGCATATGCTCTCCAGCGCCGCCGACGTAGCCGCCGCGCACGGGGTTGACCACGTTGGGGAACTGGCGTGCCAGTGCGTCTGCCTCCAGGCCGCGCTGCGCAGCTGCCGGTACATGATGTGGCGCTCGAACAGGATGACGGGCCGGCCGTCGGCGAGGAAGCCGGACCCGCGGCTTTCCACTTCGTTGACGGCACGGATTGCTGCCAGCTGCACGCCGAGCTGGTCCGCCGCGCGCCGCAGATCCGCCATGGCCAGGTGGGCGGATTGCTTGCCATTGACCTGGAGTGCAAGCATGGTCTTCGGGCCGGCGGCGCCATCCACCACCAGGCCATAGCGGGCTTGTGCCGAGCGCACCGCGGCTAGGGTCGAATCTTCGTACTCGGCCGTGAGGTCCAGGCGGGCGCCGCGCAGGCGGAGCAGCCGTTGCAGCTCGCGTACCTCGGCGCCGACGTCACCGCGTCGCAGGATGGTCATGGGTGAATCTCCGCAGGATCGAAGGAAGCAGGAATCGGCCTGTTCGGGCATGCCGGCCATCCGGAACAGCTCGACGACATTGCCGCGCACGGCGAACAGCGCAAGACACAAGACAGCCGTGATACCGTTCTGGGCCATCAGGGCCCAGTCGTAGCGGCCAAAGAGCACACCGATGATGACGGCGCCGGCCAAGACCACCAGGCCATAGGCGAGCCGGGCTGCCCATGGCCTGTGTGTGGCGCCTGCGCGGCGGAAGAAGAGCAGGCGGGCTGCGATCAACGCACACAGGGCCGCCTGGATGAGAAAGAGCAGCTTCATTTTTCACCTCCTTGGCTGTTGCCACGAAAGAGCGCGACCAGGCGGTCGCTGTTGTCGGCCAGTCGGATCAGTGCGCGCAGCAGCTTCACCAGGACAGACGACGCCACCATGGCGCCGACGCCATGGCTGATCTCGGCGTCGGCCGGTAGGGCCTTGGCGAGCAGGGTGGCCGACAGCGGCGCGGCCAGGAAGCCAGCCACAATGGACAGCACCAGGAAGGCGAGCTTCTTGGGAGTCGACAGATCTTCGGAGTTGAGGACAAAGACGGCAGCGCCCGCAAAGGCACCAAGTACCGTCGCCGGGTCGATGCCTGGCAGAAGGGAAATGGCGCCAATGCCCGTGACAGCAATCGCGGCGGTGGTGCCTGTGGCGATGGGTTCAGCATGGTGGATCCTTGGGTTCAGTCCCACAGCTGCACACGCTGGACGGCGGGCTGCGGTACGGTGTCGGGCAGGTCGATGATCGTCCCGTGTGGGAGGGTGGGGCCGAATTCAGCCAGACCGGGGTTGGCCTCCAGCGCTGCCTCAGTGACGCCCGCCGTGCGGCCGTAGACGCGCTGGCAGATGGCGTCCAGGGTGTCGCCCTGCATGGCGATGACTCGCATCAGATCAGCTCCACTGTGGTGCGTGCGATGCCCTGTATGTCGCTGATGGCCCAGCGTGCGTCCCGGCGCAAGTCCTCCACGGCCAGCATCAATGCGTCCGCGTGGCGGTCACCGGTGGCCGTGGCGTCATAGTCGCGGTAGCGCTCGATCAGGCTCGCACGCGCTTCGCAATACACCGCGCGCAGGTAGCGGTGCTCGTGTGCGGATTTGCCATCAGCCATCGGCGCCGGGATGGCGGCCAGGCGGTCGTGGCCGGATGCGAGTTGAGCCGCCTTCCAACCGGCCAGCTCCTCGTTGACCGACAGCGTGGCTTCGATGAGGGCCGCGCGCAGGCGTTCCGCAGTCACCGTACCGTCCTGACGCATGGCGGCCTGGGCCGCTGCAACGTCCAGATCGGGGAAGAAGCCGTCGTTGACGATTCGCTCGTGGTCTGGCCTGGCGGGCGCGGTGGCGATGAAGGAAGACATGGGTACGGGATTGTCTGGAGGCGGTGGACGGGGCAATCGGAAGGGTTCGCCGACCAGCTGGCCGGGCGTGCCCATGGATTGCCCCGTGCCGCCTGTTGCGCGGGGTCACGCTCGGGGTCAGCCGCGGCCGTCGCCCTCCTGGCGCCGGCGGAAGCTGCGTTCTTGATCTCGCGCTCCAGGCGCTCGATGTCCTTCTTCACGCCGACCTTGTCGTGCAGCTCCAGGGCGCGGCGCAGGTGCCCGAGCGCGGTCTCGCGCTGCGGCTGACGACGGTCTTCCGGTGTGCTGTCGATCCGGCTGCTGTGGGCGTAGCCCAGTGCCTTATGCAGCTTCGCGCGCACTTCGTCGGGCATGTCCTGGTCGGCGACCAGCTCGGCGATCTCCCCCAGCGCGGCGGCATCCACAGGCTGGCCGGCCTCGACTGCCTTGATGGCCATGGTGGAGTACTCCTCGGCGATCAGGCAGGCCGTGGTGCGCTGGTAGCTGTCCGGCATGACCAGGCCATGCCGGACGGCATACGTGGCCAGGGGCAGGGCGGCGGCGAAGTCGCCCACGTCGATGTACCAGACCATCACGGTCATGAAGACCTCGTCCTGAAGGCCGGCGCCGGACTCCAGCACGCCCTGTACCCAGGCGGCATACTCGGGCAGCATCGCGCGTTTGGCATCGGCCTTGCGCTCGATGGACTGGATCTGCTTGAGCTGGCGCTTGTGCTCGGCGAGTTGCGCGAGCATCAGCTCGTGGCCGGTGGCGTGGCGCAACGGGTTGGCGGCGTCTGCGGCAGCGGCGGCCTGCGCGGCCGTCGCGCGCAGGTAGTGGTTGCGGGCCGGGCTGGTCATTCCATCACCACGATGTTTTCGGCCATGGCGGCGCAGGTCAGGTCCTCGATCACGTACGCGTCGTTGCTGGACTCGTAGTTTTCGATGCGATCGCGCTTGGCGTTGTCCACGATCGTGCGACGGCGCGCGCCCTCCTGCCAGTAGATCGACAGGTTGTCCAGGCGCGTGACCACCAGGCTGTTCGGCGGGAAGAACGGCACGCGAATGGCCGGCAGGTTGCCGATGCGCTTCTGGCTGATGATGATGTCGGCGGCCAGCTTCTGAGTCGGATCGCGGTCCTTGTTGAGCAGCGGGAAGTACTTGTCCGCCAGCAGCTGCCTGCCGCAGATGACGACGAGTTCAGGATCTTCGGCGTACCAAGGCGCAATCAGATGGTTGACAAGGTCGAAGACCAGGGCGTCGAGGTTTGCGTAGTCCTGCGCGCTATCGGCGCCGGCCACCACAATGCGGCCTGCGGCTTCGCCTTGCGTCATCACGCGTTCCGGCGCTTCCTCACGCAAATGCTGGAGCCAGCCCTTGTTCACGTCCTGCAGCATGGGGTGGGCCGCGCGATCGGACGTGGCGGCACGCGTCACGCCGTTGAAGCCAATCATGATGCGGTCGAGTGCCTGGCGGCGCAGGATAGCGTCGCGGATGCGTGTCTGGAAGTCGGGAAACTTGGCCCAGGCATCCAGGCGCTGGTAGGTGATATGGGTGTCGGAGTTGGTCTGCTCGCACCGGTAGTGGCGACCATCGAGTGTGACGATGTCGCTGGTCTGGCGGTCCTGCTGTGTGGTGTCGGTGGTGCTGGCCACCGGGCCGGACACGCCCAGGCCGATTTTTTCGCCTTCCTGCTCGACTACGCCGTGGATGTTGATCTTGCTGAGGAACTCGCTGGATTCCTGAACCTTCGTTTCAAGCCGCTGCTGGACGCTCGGCTGCACGTTGAACTTGCGGTCCACGCGCTCCACGCCGTTGATCTCGGCAATCTTGGCTTCGTATGCCGCGTATTTGCGGCGGGTTTCGTTGCGCATTGAGTTGGCTCCGGGGGTATGGGTGCGTCGCTGTGGCGGCGTGCTCAGCAGTCGGTCTCGAGCTGAGCCCCGCCGTCGCCGCCGGTGGCGACCGGACGGCGGCTGTAGGTTTCGGTCTTTTCGAGAGCAGATTTCAGCTCGGTGAAGGCTTCCTTGTCCTTCGTCTGGCCGGCTTGCAGGGCATCGAGCCGCTCCGCAATGCCGTCGATGGCTTTCGTGAACGTCTCGCCCAGCGTCTGGACTTCCCGGGCGATGGTCTGCACGGCCTCCTGCGTGTCGGCATGGCGGGCGTCGTTGCCGGCATCGGAGCGCTCCTGGCGGGCGAACAGCTTGCGGATGCTGGCCGCAAGACCGGCTGCGGGCACCGGCGGCGGATCCGCGGCGAAATCCAGTTCGATCTCCAGGGCCTCGGAGAACAGATTGCGCGGGGCCTGTTTGCGCACGGCAAGCGGGTTGAGCTTGGCCTTGGCGCTGAACTGCAGCATTTCGCAGCCGAGGCTTGCCGGGTTGTCCGTGATCGCCAGGCCAACGAGATAGGCCTCACCGGTGTTGGCAAAATCCGGGTCGACCTCCATCGAGCTGAAGACCTTCTGGCGCGCCTTGTTCAGGGCGATCAGGTCGGTGGTGGGGTCCAGCTGCGCATACAGGCGCAGCTTGCCGCCTTCTTCCGCCGTCTTGAGTGCCACGACATCGCCGTACGCCTTGAAGAGCCCATTGGGATCGATGCCGCGAATGTGCTCCAGGTTGATGCGGGCGCGTAGGTCTGCGGATCGTAGCCATCGGCCATCTGCTGTAGCATCTGGCGGTCGATCACGCGGCCATCGGTGGTGTCGCCCTCGGTGGCAATGCGGAAAAATTTTGGGTTCTTGCCGGGCATGGTGTCCTCGTTGTGGCGTGTGTTTCGATGTCGTGCTTGCCATCTTGGGCGGCGTGTCTCGCGCGGGCAATGAACCAGTGTTGTGCCTGCCAGCGCGACAACAGGAGCCGCGTGGCACGCGCGCGCGCGACCGGTAGCGTGGCGGCATGCATACGGAACCCATGGCAGCACTGCCTCTCGACACGGAGCTGGACCCGCGCCGCCGGGCGCGGTCGCTCTATTGGCAGGGCTACCGCGTTGTGCGTATCGCAGAGATGCTTGCCATAAAAGAGGACACGATCTACAGCTGGAAGCGGCGAGATCGATGGGATGAGGCTGACACGGTTGTACGCATCGAGAGCTGCATCGAAGCGCGCTTTGCGCGACTGGTGGCGAAGGAGCAGAAGGAAGGCAAGGACTACAAGGAGATCGACCTGCTGGGACGGCAGATTGAGCGCCTGGCCCGCGTGCGCCGGTATGAGGAAACCCGGAACGAGGTGGACCTCAATCCGAAGGTCGCCTACCGGAACAGCGGGCTACGGAGGAAGCCTGAGCGCAATGCCATCAGCGACGAGCAGCAGGCGCAGCTGCGCGATGCCTTCATGGATTCGATGTTCGACTACCAGCGCGGCTGGTATGAGGCTGGGCTGGTCGAGCGCATCCGCAACATCCTCAAGAGCCGGCAGATTGGCGCTACCTGGTACTTCGCGCGGGAAGCGTTTATCGATGCCCTGACCACCGGGCGTAATCAGATCTTCCTGTCAGCCAGCAAGGCACAGGCCCACGTCTTCAAGCACTACATCATCCAGTTCGCCAAGGATGCCGCGGGCGTGAGCTGAAGGGCGATCCCATCGTGCTGCCCAATGGAGCCACGCTGTACTTTCTGGGCACGAATGCGCGCACGGCGCAGAGCTACCACGGCAACCTGTACCTGGACGAATACTTCTGGATCCCGCGCTTCCAGGAGCTGCGGAAGGTGGCCTCGGGCATGGCCATCCACGCCAAGTGGCGGCAGACGTATTTCTCGACGCCGTCCAGCCTGGCGCATGAGGCGTATCCCTTCTGGTCGGGGGCGCTGTTCAACCGCGGGCGGAGGAAGGAGCAGCAGGTCCAGGTGGACGTGAGCCACGCCAACCTGCAGGCCGGTCAGCGCTGCGCCGATGGCCAGTGGCGCCAGATCGTGACCGTGGAGGACGCGGTGCAGGGCGGCTGCACTCTGTTCGACGTGGAGCAACTCCGGCGCGAGTACAGCGACGCCGACTTCGAGAATCTGCTGATGTGCGGCTTCATCGATGACACGGCGTCGGTGTTCCCACTTTCGATGCTGATGCGCTGCATGGTGGACAGCTGGGAAGTCTGGGAGCAGTTTCGCCCCTGGTCACCGCGGCGTTCGGCAACCGCGTTGTTTGGGTCGGCTACGACCCGAACGGTGGAGGAGGCGATAGTGCCGCCCTGGTGGTTGTCGCGCCGCCGCTGGTGGCCGGCGGCAAGTTCCGCGTGCTCGAAAAGCACCAGTTCCGCGGCATCGACTACGACGAGCAGGCTGCTGCTATCCGGCGCGTGTGCGAGCGCTACAACGTCGGCTACATCGGGATCGACCGGACGGCATCGGCGATGCCGTGTTCAAGCTGGTGGCGAAGTTCCGGCCGGACGCCGCCGGCTTACCTATCCGTCGACGTGA